AGATAGTAAGGTGTCTAGACTAGATGCTATGTTAGCTTCATCCGTTTCAGGAATAAAACTTAACACAATACCTGGAATACCTGTTTCAGCTTTACCGCTTTCTAAAGCATCAAGTATTTTGTCAGCTACTGCAACAGTGTTTTCTGAATTATTAATGACACGCCCAGCAGTGTTGTTAGCAGCATTAACTGAAGCAAGAACTTCTGTATACTTTTCACTGCCTCTGACAGGACGCTGAACAGCTATAGGATTGTTGTTCTCATCAAAACCTTGATCCCATGAGTAACCAGCAGGTGCTTTTGGAAGTAACAAGTTACGTGCAGCTTCTCTTGCTTCCGGTGTTGTGGCTTGTCTAGAAGCAGTAACAAACTTAGAAAAAGACTCTGGATCATACTGGTCAGGATCAGTTGCAGAGATGTCTAAACCTGTTTCACCTTCAACAGCGGGAGGTGTTACCCAAGTCCCTGTTTTCTTGTTGAAGACGTTATTACCCACAACAGAATACGGGTTTTCTTCTTCATCAGCTTCAGGAAACAGGATTTCTATTAAGTCTTTAGGTGAAGCATCATAAGCACCAGCGCCTAAAGCAATTCCTACAGCAGTCTTTTTACGATCATCAATCGAGGACTCTGCTAGTAAGTTCTGAAGAGCTGTCCGTCTTTCAGCTAACAAGCGAGGAGCTGCTTCAGCAGCAGCGTTTTCACTTGAGGCTGCTCTAATTTGCTCTAGCCTCATTACATTGTTTAAAGCTGTTTCAGCCTGTTGCTCTTGCTGTGCTAACATTTGCTGCTGAAGTTGTGCAGCCTGTACACCATAACCTTGATTACGCAGTGCTGTTATCAGCGCCTGTTGACCCTCTGGTGTAGCTGTATCAGCCTGTGACAGCGTATTCTGAATAGACTCAGACTCTGTACGTACATCTTGTCCAAACAATCTACCTAGACTTCTACTCAGCATCTCTTCACGCATAGGTGCTGTTCTAGCCTCTGCTGCTATCAACGGAGACAACATAGCTGCTCCACCTGACAAGCCTCTTGTAGCTAACTCAGCTCTATTTAAACCTTCACTAGTAAGCTGCATCGCTCGTTGCTGCGGTGTCTGTAGAATATCTGCAAATAAACTCTGTATGTTTGTTAACATATTTACCTCTTAATAAATCTATCAAACAAACCGCCCAAGGCTCTGTCAATAATGCTTTGCTGTGTTACGTTACCAGCCGCGTCAGTTTTAGGAGACGCTAAAGAATTTAACAAAGTTGCTAGTGTGTTAGTACGTGTTCCAGCTGCTGTGTTAGCACCTGTCAACAACGCTTCAATACCAGTCTGACCCAACAAGCCCTGTGCCTGTATGCCAGCTCTCTGACCTGCACCAGCTATGTCAGCTAGGTTAATAGCAGGAGTCATAGATGCTATTGCTTTATCCTGTGGCATGTATCCCAGCTGGAACAGGCTTGATCCGATATTAGCCTTCTGAGCTTGTTCAGCCATTGACTGCTGCATAGCACCAAAGACGTTAGAACTACGTTGTTCTTCAATAGCCTTAGCCATTGCAAGCTGCTCTGGTGTACCGCCATAGGCTGCTGTACTGACACCACCTCTACCTTGATTAAACAATCTATTCTCTAAAGCTAATCTCTCCCTCTCTTGTCCTGGAGATGTCATAGCCTGTAGACGATTGAATATCTGTTGCTCTCTAGTAGCGTCATTCTGTGTAGCGCTCTGCAACAACCCTGCTGCTGTACCGAACAACTCATTCTGATAGAACTGCTGCTCAGGGCTGAGTGTTAGGTTGTATCCACCTTGTGGGTCTGTAGTAGCTGTAGACAACCCTGTAGTAACAGTGAATGGTTTAAACTGCGATCCAGTAGCCAGTGTAGTTCCTAACGTGTTAGCAGCTGTGCTAGCACCTTGTCCAGCCTTCTCTATTTCTCTAGCGTAGTTCTCTGCCAACGCTAAACTACCACCAGCACCTAAGAGGCTACCAAAATTACCTTGCCCTGCTTGACCACTTAAAAACTCCCAAATACTATCCATATCTTACCCCTTAATAAGTTCCACCAGTGATAGTGCCGATGGTGGCTGTACCGCTAACAGTTAGTGTCGGTATTGTCACTGTCCCTGTGAAGGTAGGTGATGCCTTATCTGCCTTACTGTTAACAGCACTCTGCAAAGCATTAAACTCTGTGTCAATATCCGTACCTACAACAACCTTCAAAGGATTGCCTGTTACCAAAGCATCCTTAGCTGCGAAGTTCGTAGCCTTAGTGTAATCAGCCATTATATAATCCTTCCTAGTAGTGCATAAATGTTCATTTCTTGTATGGAGAATGCTGAATTATCTATCGTAGCCTCTACGCCTATTGACACAGCAACACCACTACCTGATGTATTAATGGATGGTTTATTAATAGTTGTAGGGAATGTATATTCAGCATTTGTATTAAACTCAGAGATGTTATAGTTAGCGGGATTAAGGCTCGACACAAATGAAAACGCTTGCTTACTGTATGCTAGTGAGTAATCATAAGCCCAGTTTAGGATGCCGTTATTGCTAGTACCGCCAATGGTAATCAATGACACCTTCTTCAAGAACTTTAAGTTAGAAGGATTATCAAAGGTTAACGGGTGACTAAAGTAGCTCATCAAGTACGGAGTTGTGTTATCTCTATACCCTTGATACTTACCTATACCGCTAGAAGTACCTATGTACATTATACCACCTAGTGTTCTTTCATAACACAAAGGCACTAAACCTGTCCATGTTGTGGCTCTGTAGCTACCATCCTCTAACGGCCTGCGTGTATCAAAACAATACGTTATTGCAAAGTCTCTAAAGGTAACTAAGTAAAAAGCATTCTCAGGGCTATAATGACATTTAACAGACTGTGCAGTTGCTGCTATTAAATCTTTAATCTCATCTCTAACATTCTTACTGATGTCACCAATAGGTACAGACTTCTCTTGAATAGTTCTACCGAGGCTTCTAACCCCTGTAGCATCTAAGAATAAGATGTCAGCACCAGTGTGTTGTACACTGTCTCTAGCAACGCATCCTATGCCGTTTATAACGTCTGCTATTGCCATTGTCGCTGGGTCTTCAGCACCAGCATAGACCAGGATAGACTTCTTCCCAAAGATGATTAGAAAGCCATTGTGAGCTGTCATGGTGACAATCTCATCATACCCGTCAGGCCACACTTCAGAGATGTCAATATTGCCTGAGCTACCACCTGTCCAGATACTTCCGTTGAGCAGGTCTGACCAATACACTGTATGCTTATCAGCAGCGAAGTCAGCACACCATACTCTACCGTAGGCTGCAATAGCTGTGTTAGCCTGTGGTGGTGTTCCTGCTGCTCCTGCTACGGCACTCATCTTAGCCAGGACATCTGTAGAGCCAATGTACACTAGAGGTTCGTAGCCACGCTGGAAGAAGTACATCCTGTCATTGAAATTAACCATCTGCCAGTTGTTAGCAGTGATGGTGTAAGCAGCAGGGGTCTTATCAACTAACGTAGTAACACCCTTGAGTATCTTGTTGTTAGCTGCTGTGAAGATTGCAGAGACACCAGCAGAGTCTTTATATTCTTTGATAGACTCTATGCCTATTGAACTACCGAGGTGTCCGTTGGTAGTTGTTGTCTCTAGGGTATAACCTTGTCTAGCTCCTACTCTACCAAACTTATCAATAACACAGTTGTTAGCAATAGCAGCAAAGACAGGGGACAGGCTGATAGGACTATCCTGCGTATTAATGCCAGCAAAGCCTGGAGCTGATATGTTAATACTCTGTAGTTGTTGAGCCATTACACAGTCTTCCAGATAAGTTCTTCAGGGTTCTTAGCAGCGTCTAAGGCTATAGCGTCTGACAAGAAAGTCTCTGCTACTCCAAACTGCTCCGCTGCACTCTGTCCACCTGTCTCACCTCGCTCACGCAGTGCCATAGCAAAGGCTAGTTGAATCACAGGCTGGTGAGGTATAGGTAGACTACTTGTTTCAATGGTAAGGTCTACAGGGTCTTTAATGACATTAAACACTAGGGCATAAGCTGCGTCAGGTACTGGATACACTTTAACAATAGCATCACCACCACCGTCTTCACCGGCAAAGGTGTAATAGGCTGGAGCGCCATATACGATGTCTTGTAGCTTTGTCTGTTGTTCAAACCATGTAGGGCTTTTGTATTCTAAGAAGATGTTATTAGTATCATTCAAAGCATTAACAACAACAGGATTAACACCACTGTTTGTCAGAGAATATGTAGCTACAGTGTTAGTTGTGTTGAATGCTATTTCAACCCTGTACTGTGACCACCGCCAAGCACTATCAACGATAGTCTTAGCATCATTAACAAAGTCACCAATGAGCTTTGAATAGGATGTCTGTGCTATTGTCTGTACTTCTGATTCACGCAATCTGCGTAGTACGTTATTAACAATATCTATATATATCATTGCATTTGACTCCTTCTGAAGCCACCAAAGAGTGTGTTAACTTCTGGAGCTAGTGTTGCTGATGATTTAAATAACTCTGGTGCAAAGATACTATTAACTATAGGAGCTGGGCCTCTTTCACCCTGTATGCCTTGCACGCCC